TTTTGCTCTCGCGTTTGCTTCTATAGGATTGTCAAACGCATCCTTAGATATTTCTTTTTTTGTATCATTCTGACTAGAATCTTCGTGAGAATAGTACTCGCTTGTACTGACATCTATTGCTTGTTCTGAATGTTTATATTCATCTGACATAGTTTTGTCTCCCAATAAGCTGTTATAAATTTATACCATTATGGCATTTATATCTATATATAGTACATCAGTCATTAATCTAGCACAACATCTTGTTCATCAGCATAGATAATGACACATCTGCAATTTATTACATTCTTAGCACCGCCATTAGAATCTCCTGCATATCCCATCTCAGTACCACCAACTAAAAACTTCTCATCCATGTCTACTGTCTGCCCATTAGCTGATGCATGTGTAGACCTTGTTCTGTCGTCATTAGTAGCAATCCACTTCTTCAACATCTTAGTTCCTAAATCTTGCTGCACTGTAAGGTGGTATGCGTGGTTAGCAAATGAAGCTGCGTTATGAGTTTCTGTCCTTGCAATAAGGGCTGCTCTGCTTCTGCTAATAGGTAAGAATTTATCAGATACAAGTTTTGTTATTTGTGCGAGGTTAAGATTGTCTGCTCTTCCTTGCTCTATAAGATTGCTTATTCTTGTGGCTAACCTTGCTGTAATGCCCACTAAGTTTAACTGCCTTGTATTGAAATAATTTTGTACAACACTCTCAAAGTCTAAGCTACGACCAAACACAAATGCATCTTCTTTCTTATCATAGTACTTGTTTTCGTTGTACCCATACATGGCTTTAAATATCTTTTTATATTGAGCTAACATCACAGGGATAAACTCTTCATTCAGTCTCTGTTGTGCTATTGATGTTTCATATATACCAAACTCTCTATAGAGATATAAGTTTGTATTGACGAATTTTTTGAACAAAGCAGATAGCTGTCTAAAGAGTCTTTTCTCTAAGTTGTTCCTTAGCACCAATTGTTGTCTAGCTTCCCTGCTAGAGCTAACACGACCTTGTGCAAAGCTATTAAACCTATTTTGTAGTGGTCTCATAAAAATATTATGTCATATTAATTAATACAAAGGTATTGCATATCAAGTAGTAGTTGTTATAATAACTATATAAACAAAGGAGTGAATTATGTATATATTTGGATATGAGCAGAACTTGAAGACTAAAATAAAGACTTGGGAATATGACGAGATATTGAGTTACGTTGAAGGATTGTGGGAAATGTTTGCAGAGCTAGGTGCTGATGGATATAGCCCTAGTGGATTGCGTAGTTATAACTATATAGTGGCTAAAAGAGAATTAGAAGCTAGAAATAATGAGTTAGGTTATGAGTAAATATGATTGGCAATGTAGGGATGCTATTGATAGTAACTTTTGTAAGAATTCAAGAGACTGTGATTACTGTGGAGATATGGAATTTGTTTTAACATTTGAAAAAGAATGTAAAAAGAGTGACGATTTCTTTATGCTGAACTACAGACTTTACGATACAGTTAAAGACCTTTATATAAAGTGGAATAATTAGACCTTTCTTAAGGTTTTCATCCTGTGTCCCACTATAACATCTGAAGGCTCACCACCACGATATACTCTAATTAGAACAGCAGGGTTATCATCTGATGCATCTATAGTGAAGTCTGTCTTAGGTACTTTTAAAGAGCTTGTTTTAGATATCTTTGTAATCTTTCCTCTAGCAGTTCCGCCACTTGAGTTCCAACTTACCATGTCTCCTACTTTTACAGTTCCTACTTCTGCCTTGCTATCTCTTTCAACTTGTATTTGACCCCATACTTTTCTAGACCAACCAAAACCTGCATCTCCACCCCATAAAGCCCAAGCTATTCTACCTGCACTTGGGTATCCATCAGAGCCTTTCTTAAATCCCTTACCTTGCTTGTCAACTTCATGTCTTGAGAAGTAGCTGTACATTCTTTGTACAGTTTCTGCTGATAGATTATCTTTACCAGTTAATTGATTTGCTCTTGCGACTCCTACTTGAGTGCCACCTCTTTTAAACTCTCTACGCCAATTAAGACCTCTTTGGGCTTCTGCAGCCATAGCGTCTGTAGGTGTTGTGTCTATGTCACTTATTGCCTTATCGTTTACTTCATCATTAAGAAGGTTAGCAATCTCTGTATCCATTCCTTTATCTTCGTCTTCATCTTCATAGTCTTCTAAATCCTCTTCATTAATAGGGTTTTCTACTTCAGGTACTGAGCCATCAGTTAATGGGAATAAGTTTGCTGCAATGTATAGCTCATCTGCTCCATCTACTGGTGTAAGACCCAACTGTTCTCTTGCTTCATTACGAGTCATTATGCCTTCTCTGACTGCACTAGATACGTTTTCATATGTTCTTTTTCGTCTCTCTGATAATGCTGGTATGGAGTCTATATCAAACTCTAATTTCAATCTATCATCATACAAAGGCACTAACCATTCATTGAGGTCTGATTCAATCTTTCTTAGATGTGGAATAATAGTTTCTTCATATAGTGCAAGCCTAGCTTCTGATACATTGGCATAAGTCTGTGCGTCAGGCACACCTACAAGCTGTGAGGGTACGCCAAAACATAAAGCAATATCAGTAGCAGCCATGTTCTTTAATTGATGGAAATCCATGTCTTTAGGACTAAGACCCATCTCTTTCCAATCAAAGTCTCCTTCTAATAACATTGGTCTACCTGCATTACCTGCACCACCAAATCTATTATTGAGGTCTGTAAGTAATTGCTGTCTTTGTGACTCTGTTAAATTAACAGCAAATCCTGAGTCATCTTGTGGTTTGAATATAACAGCACCACTTGGTCTTGCCCCGTTGTTTAATAGATTGACGTTATGCTTACTGGATAGATTGAATTGATCTATTTCTACAGCAGCAGCACTCATAGGACTTAGCCCATAGTAATCGTCTAAAGGATTCCATAACTTAATATGTTTTACTTCACTGAATCCATCTACTTGATCTATGCTATAAGTTTTCTGCACTCTTCCATTAACAACGTACTCATACATTTCAGGTATAGGATTACCATTGCCTTTGATATTTATCCTATCAGGTCTTAGTTGGTGTAATTCTTTGGGTGCTCCTATTTCTGCACCTACTTTCAATATGTATGCATTACCGCTTAACAGGACATAACCAAATAGACTGCTGAAAAACTCTGAGTATGATTGTAAAGGGTTGGGTCTTTTGAGTAAGTCTATAAGGGGATGATTTTCTATAATCTCATCACCGTTTTTAAGAATTAGTGGTACTGAGCTTGCCCCTTTGGATATCTCATTTACACATCTATAAACGATAGCGTTCTTTAAGTATCCTTCTTTAGCTAAGTCAGAGTATTGGTAGGTTTTAGCTTCTTCTGTACCTACCCCAAAGTAACCCATCATGTTGCTATTCTTTTTCTCAGGTACTGCTTTAAATATGTTTTTAATGTTGTCTAAGATTGCCATTACGTTATTCTCCAGTTTACGTTTCCTTGTGATTTGCTTAATTCATGCAAACCCCAAACTAAAGCATCTAGCCTATCAGGACTAGAGCTGCCCAAACCAGTGTAGCTACACATTTGCGTCTCTAGTTCTTCAAAGACTCCAATATGGTGTACACGCTTTTGCTCATAGAGTGCGGAAATAGGTTCTGCTCGTGTCATCTTCCCCCTCGTTGCTCTAACTGACCTGTATGGAACATTGGTATCCACAGTTCTTAATAACTTCTCTACAAGGTCTCCACCATTGTTGACCTCTGCAACAATTCTATCTGCTTCCCATTCATAGAAAGCCCTTACTGCAATTCTACACCATTTATCAGCAGAATATCTACCTGATAAATCTTCTAGGACATAAAAGTTATTTTGATGGTCTTTGCCTACTACTACAATTCCAGTCTCATCTGAATCTTCATGTGATGTGACAGCAGGGTCTATAGCAATCATTATGCTTTTAAGTTCTATGTCTGCATCTTTGGGTAATCTTTGTTCTGAAATCATAGGCATGCTCCATAATGCCCCTTCAACTTCATCTACTATTTCTGCATAAAGCTCTTGCCTTCCTAAAGCTGTACCCTTGTACCTCTCTTCCATCATGGCTAGTGCTGAAGCAGCTAGGTTAGCTTCGTTTTCAAATGTAGACCCTTTAGTAACTTGGACATCTTTCCTTTCTATCAGTTCCTTTATGAGTTTAATGGGTTTGGGTGTTGTGGTAATTACGCATTGCGGGTTTTCTCCTAGCCTTAATCCAAACATCAACTGGTCAAAGGCTTCAGGATATTGCCAAGCTGCCAACTCGTCACACCATGCTCTATGAAACTGTGGGCCACGAAGTCTTTCAGGATTAATAGCTGCGTAACCTACTATTTTAGAACCATTGGCTAGCCTTATCTCACAAATACTAGAAGCAAATCCTTTAGTACCAAATTGAGTTTCGTAACATTCATCAGGGATGATGGATAAAAGACCACTGTTACCACCAAAACATACTCTTCGTAAGTCACCGAATGTAGGTGCTACAACAGCACAAATAGTATTAGGGTTTCTTAAGGCATATAGAGCAATGTCCTGTGCCCCTGTTCTTGTCTTTCCCCATCCACGACCTGCAAGTATCAACCATATAAAGAAGTCTTCTTCAGGTGGTAGCTGTTTGTCTCGGGCGGTTTTTAACCAATTAGTGTATAGAGTCCAAGTCGCCTTTTCGCTTGGCTCGTCCAATTTCGTCCAAGAGTTCCATAGCTTCTTTGAAACCTGTGTCGTCTTTTGCATTTGTATTTACACTCATATTGTCTGTAGCTTCGCCTAATGAGAGTTTAGCTACACGTTGAACTTTGTATGTTGCTTCCGCAATAGTAGACACCATACTTGGGGTTACCTTTCCTTGTGTCTGCGAGTCTCTTATCAATTGAGATATTTGACCCAACAGTGCCTTAGAAATATTTAGAGTCGTTGTATCTACTTTAATGCCATCCTTGACCATGCTGACTCTTCGTTGTTCGTCTAGCTTTTTTAGATACTCATACTGAAATTGTTCTTGTTGTATTTTCCAATTATCTGATTGTGCATGTCTATAGAGAGTAGATTTACCTACCTTATGCTTTATTGCCAATTCATCAATTGTATATAAAACTCTCTCACCTGCATCGTTATCTATGCCTTGAACAAAAAGGTTTCTAATCTTTTCCTTCAATGTGAGATTTAATTTTTGAACCTTGTTACTCATATAATCCTAAATTTTCTCAATCATAGCGTTTATAGATACAACTATCAAGTGGTCATAAAGTCTATATTTAGGGTATACCAGTGTATTAACTACATACTAATAATGGCTCTTGCAGCTTTGTGATGTGTCCTTTTCTAGAGATTTAGACAATTAAATGTTAATAACATAATCCTTAGTAATAACACCATGTGCTTTAGCTCCTCTAAAATGTGCTTTAACAAAAGTATGTTTACCATTGCTTAGTGTTCTTAAGTGTTTTCTTACACTATGGAATGCAGTACCACTGCTCCTGTCATTATTACTAATAGTGTTATTTGTAGAAGGTGCGTTCCCATATAAGTTTATCTTTAACTCCTTATGTTGAAAACTTGGTTTAGCTCTTAACGTACTAGCCTTAAACTTAGTATGCATATCTAGGAATATGTTCTGCCTTCCTTTAACTTCCCTTGTATCTGTAATTTGTGGGTATTGCAGTAGTATCATAAAAGTTATCCAACATGTAGAGATGTTAGATACAAATACCTCTAAGTGTCTGTTTGTATATTGGTTATTAGAATCAGTTTCTGTATCTACATATTCACTCAATGGACTGTCCTTTAACCAATATGTATATTCAGTATTTTCGTGATAACAAAATGCATATACGTTTAAGTCAAAAACAAAACAGTCTATGTCTTTAATATAGGGAAGCATGCACATATACAATATAGGCTCATCTGTATCACTCTTATCGCCATTATCCATACACAAAATATTGTATACAGTTTCATCATCTTCTATTTGTAGGAACGTACTTTT